TTCGAACTACTAATAGTATAATCGAGAAACTTGGAAAACCTCACATTAAAGTGGGAGAAGATCCTAATCGATACAAATTTATTAATGATAATGGTCTTCCCACTATTGGTGCTTATCTCAAACAAGACGATGTTGTTATTGGTATTATCAGAACAGCAAATGGTGAGATTAAGAATGCTAGCGTTAAGTTGAAAGTTGGTGAAGAAGGTATTGTCGATAAAATATATGTGTCGAATTCAGAGGGTTCGACTACTATAGTAACCGTCAAATTAAGAATGATGAGAAGACCAGTGGTAGGTGATAAATTTGCTGGAAGATTCGCACAGAAGGGTACAATTGGTCTTATTGTTTCAAGTGAAGATATGCCTCGAACAGCAGATGGCACTGCGATTGACATGATTGTAAATCCTCATTCAGTTCCAAGTCGTATGACCATGTCGTATTTACAAGAAATCATTGCATCAACTGCTGGAGTTCTTACTGGAGAAAGACAGAATGCATCGGCATTTCGACCATTTGATTTTGATGAATTCAGAAGAATACTCAAAGAAGCCGGATATGATGAATATGGATACCATGTCGTATACTCTGGAACTCGTGGATTACCGTTGAAAATGCAAATGTTTACTGGCCCTTGTTTCATTCAGACACTTAAACATCAAGTAAAAGACAAGATTCAAGCACGTAGCAAAGGAGCAGTTAAGGCTAATACGAGACAGCCAACTAAGGGCAGATCTAATGGAGGTGGTATGAGATTTGGTGAAATGGAACGTGATAATGCTCTGAGTCATGGTGCTACTTATTTTGCACAAGAAAGACTCTGTACTGTGTCTGATGCTTATCCAGTAGTATACTGTATTGAATGTGGTGCTTTCGCTCTCACTGATACTACGAAAGAAGATTATATTTGTAAGTATTGTCAAGAGAAAGGAAAGTTCGCCAAAGCCATTATCCCTTATGCCTACAAATTACTTACTCATTATCTCGCTGCTCTTGGTTTATTCTTGAGGATTGATCTTGATACTGAGAAGAATTATCGAGAGACACTGGAAAGAAAAGGAAAACTAGCAGAAGAAAATAGTAATAAACCATTTATTTCATTAGAAGAATTAGAGGAGAATTATATAGAGGAGGAGGCAACGAACGAAGAAGGCGGTGATGAATTCTTCGAGGAAAGCGAAGCAATAGTGGATTAAAAAAATTAAAAATATTGGTAATATGAAATACTAATATTTTGTACGAGCGGGTTAACATCATATTTTATTTTATTCCTCCAATAAACTAAACAATAAAATACTAACCGAAAATAACCAACAAGAGAATCTTGTTAAATAAAAAGGAAGTAGATTTTTTTCTGCTTATGATAAATGTGCAATAAGTGTAGGTCTAGTTCATCCTCCAGTTCTTCATCGAGTTCTTGCTCAGAAAAATGTGATCCTTGCAAGAGACCCAAATGTTCTTCAAGTTCTAGCTCGTCTGATTGTTGTGAATCATCAAGTTCAAGTTCCGATTTAGACTTTTTGGCACAATGCAGAAATGCTAAATCAGATTGCTCTATTGGATCATCTGGTAATATCTCATCTGATAGTTCTTGCAAAAAGAAATCCAGTTCCTGCAAGGAGACTAGCTCATCTAGCTCTTCTTGCCAACCTTGCAAGAAAAAGAAGAAAAAGAAATGTTCCTCCAGTTCCTCAAGTTCTTCGTCATGTTCTTCATCTTCAAGTTCTTCTGAATCCTGCAAGAAAGAGACTAGCTCATCTAGCTCTTCTTGCCAACCTTGCAAGAAAAAGAAGGAGAAGAAATGTGGTAAATGTAAGAAAGTTAAGTGCTGTTGTCCACCAAAGAAAGAGAAGAAATGTGTTGAGAAAGTCAAAGGTAGAAAATTCTGTGTTACTGTTGAGAGTAAATGTGGATCGCCATGGGAATGCAGAAATACCGGGGAGACAGTCTTTGCTATTGATGGTGTGAAGCAAAAGGTTCTCCATGTTACGAGAGGACATTCTTATTTCTTCACTCTTAATCAAGATCCATGGTTCGATGGACAGTATGCTCAACATCTGTATTTTACCGCTGATATTCTTGGAGGACCTTGCGAAGGTGGCTGTGATGCTGCTAAATTACCGGGATCTCCTGATCCATTCGGATGTGGAACAGCTTGCCTTAAGATTGATGATTGTTATCCAGATGTCTTCTATTATCAAAGCAGAGATTTCCAAGCTGCTGGTGGTATTATCCTTGTTCACGGAAAAGGTGGTAAGAAGAAGGAGAAAAACTGCGGTAAATGCAAGAAATCAAAGGGCAAATGTTCTTGTGCTTCCGGACAAATTAAAGTCAAGAAAACCAGACGTGTTGTTGGAGAAAAGGTAAAGAAATGTCAGAAGTGTAAGAAGGTAGTATCTGAATGTGGATGCTCTGCTGAAAAAGCGAAGGATTCAGAGAAAGGATGTGGTGCAAATTAAGCATTGTAGATAAAAATGTTATATATTAATATAATATATAATGTCACATAATAAATAATATCGACGCTAACATCGTGGAAAATGGCAACTTACAAGATAACATATCAGAATGTAATTGAACAAACTATCTATGATGATCCCAAGATATTCAAGGATGAACTTAAACTTGATCAACTTCCTGGAATTATTTGCGCTTTCATCGTGCAAGGACAATATTCTGATTCGCTGAATGAAGTCATCAAAGTTCAGGATAGTCTGGGAAATGAGATAGCTTTAGATGATGTCTTCTGTAATTTTATTATTGGTAAGAGTGAATCATTAGAAGATCTTACTTCTAGTGGTGGTAATGATGAACCGGATATCAGAGATAAATTTAGAGTGACATCTATGACAATGGACGATATTTATAATGAATTTAATAGTTTCATCACTAATAGGAAAATTTTTGCAGCTATCTTGGTGTCAAATCATAGACAATTTGTTTTAGCCGTGAAATTCAATGATACTACTTTCATTCACGGCTATGCAGCAGCTTGTCGGTGGTTAAATGTTGATTATAAGAATACCATTTTCTCCTGTGTCGACAGCAACATGACATATACAATACAATAAAAACAGAAATATTGATGTGAATAAATACATTCCTTACGTATGGGAAAAGAATGTATAAGATCATATATAAGACTGATAGCCATGATAGCCATAGTAACCATGAGATATCCTTAGAAGAACTATCGGAGGATCAACTGGCTGGTATTATAATATGCTTCTATTTGAATTCAAGAAATAATACCATTAAAATATATGGGAAGGATAACGTGATAGTCGATATAATCCCCTACATAAGAAAATTTCTTCTCAAGGAGATAAATGGTATTAGAAAGAGTTCTTTTGATAATATGTCAAGAGAGGATATAAGATGTATAGCACAAAGAGTTCCTAGTCCTACTATACCTTTCAAAATAGAATGTAGTACATATTATCCTATTGTTATAACAAGTAAATATACTATTCTTCTTCACCGAGATAATGATAATTGTAATGGACAAGTTTCTTTATGGGTTCAGTTCAATGATCTTGGTTTTCTTCATGGATACATTGGAGCATTAAGATGGTTGTCTATTAACACTGTTAATTATAGTTGTCTCTCCTTCTTAGATTGTGATGGAAAAGAGAGATATCTTACTATTAAATAAAAAACAATATTTTATCTTCTATACGAAACGGAAAATGTTTCGTGTAGTATTTGGCGACTTAGAATTAAGCGGAGATTCTACCTTATTATCATTATCTCAAGCGAAGGAACCGCTTAATTTAGGATGGTCTTCTGATAGTAGTAATAATAGTTTGTATACTGTTATTATGTATGATATGGATGCTCCTTATCCATACCCTCGTAATACAGAATCGCCTTTCGTTCATTTCTTAGTTGTTAATATTCCAGGTAATGAAATTGCAAAAGGTAAAATATTAGCTTCGTATGAGCCTCCTAATCCTCCGATGGATTCACCTCCTCACAATTATACCATTAATGTATATAAGCAATTCCAATTATCCTTACTTGACACATTATATGGTAGAAGTAGATTCGATATTAATCTTGTAAGTTCTAATGGTGTTCTTACTTATCAAAGGAATTTTAAGGTGTGGTCACATCAGACCAGTGATAATAATAATAATAATAATAATAATAATAATAATAATAATGGGGTTAATACCTATGGATACATTCCTAAAGTATTAGATGAAAATAAAGCAAAGTTCTGTGATTGTGTTCTTGATGTTGCAGCAAAGCAACCTAACACCTGTAACTTTGAAGGTGTATCCTATACAAAAAGAGAAGGTAAAGAGTGCTATAATTCTCGAGCTGTTTGTGGTAAGAGTACTCGTACTACATCGAGAGATTGTCCTTCTTATTATGACTATGCAAGTTTAGATGATGCTCGTCTTCTTGCATTCGCTAATCTTCATAAACTTAATATTCCTCAACCTTACAATAGACAGTCTCTATTACAACTTATTTATCTTAGTAAATCTCAAGGATTATTGTAGAAAAACACTACGATATTCTTTATCGATAAATATTATAATATTATAATATTTATTCTTTGTGAGTCAGACTAGGCAAACATACTTTTTGTCATAGGAAGGGGTACTCCTATCGTTATCTCTTCCTATTGAAATAAGGAATTTATACATTATTTACTATAATAAATTATTCGTTATTAGTTCGGGTTCTTATTTTCAATGAAGAATAATAATCTATAAACTTGTATAGATTATTATTATATATTATTTTATATTCTAAATATCTGGAATCTTGCTCCTGGAGAGATAACAATATGACCATCCTCTTCGCTGTTTCCTTCCAATAACCCAGAATATATCTTTACTGAGACTGGATTTGATGAACCTCCAACTAATGGTAAAGACGTGCTACTACAGATCGAAGTAGGCACTCCTTCCTCACTATTGGAGAGATGAAATTCCTGTTTACTTAACTTGCTAGTATCAGAATTTAAAGAGGAACTGTAGAACTCAACAAATACTGTGCTGTTTGTTACATTTTGGATAGAAGCATTTAAAATGAGAGCATACATTCCACTATCCCTGACGTAAAAAAGAGATCCATCAGCATTGGGAGTTATGGGTAATTTAGAGATATTTTCTTCATTACCAATACCAAGATGAAAATGAACAGTACCTCCATTTTGTGGAGAATCAGTCTGTGCAACAAAAGATGCTGATCCCCTTGAGGAAGAATTATCAGCATGACTAATGCTGTTGTCACAGCTTACATGAGTAAAGTCCTTCTTTTTCTTATAAACTATTGTCTCTGAGCATTTACTATGTTTTTCTTTCTTCTCTTTCTTTTCCTTCTTATCCTTCTTACGATATTTTATCGTTATCTTGTTTCCACCCTTATCTTTGTAAGTAAACGACATATTTAAGAGGGAGTATTAAATTAATATTAATTTAATTTGTCGTTAAATAATAAAACGAAATATTATTGTTATTAAAATATAACATATTACTTGAGAGTAATATGTTATATATCACATTCACACTCCTGTTGAATACTCAATTAATTCAACGAGATCTGTTCTACTATATTCTTCCAGTAAAGCATATATATTTCCTAATAAATCATTGAAATAATCGATACTATCATAAACACTCAATAAATGATCAACAAGTTCGTCGAGACTAGCACCCTTTGATACGAGATATCTAGCAATACTTAGGTAGTCCTCATTATTATAAAGTTCACCAGTACTTTCTATCGTTATTGTTGATTCATCTGTTGATAATGTTTGTAGGATTTCATCGACATTGGATGATCCTCTTTCAACCAAATATCTCAGATAATCTTTAGAATTTCTAGCAATAAGAGCAAAATCGTTAAGATTTATATTATGAATCTTCTCTAATATAAAATCTAGATATCTATAAGGATTTTCTACATGAATCTGAGCGAAGCGAAGAATAAACTTCTCAAAGATTTCATTGGCTTGCGCTTGTGTTACATTATCAAAGTCAGAATCAGTTATACCAATTAATTCCTTCTGATCAATCATTCCGTATGCTATTCTCAAGTATATTGGGAATTTGTCTAACCATTCTCTTGAATATTGGTTGTTAATATCAATATTATAAGTAATCAATGAAATAAAATTAGAAATATCTGCTCCATTATTTTGTAAGAGTTTCAATGTGTATGAGTGATTAGGTGAATACTTCTTATCGATGAATCCGACAGCCATTGTCAATTGGACGATGCTCGATTTATAATTATCAATATAATATTGAACCAATGTGAAATGACCACCCTTACTCGCACCATATAATAGTGATGTTGTTTCTATTCCTTTCACTGATAATAGAAGAGATATCCAGTTATTAGACGAATGATATCCAGCAATGAATAATAGATTATTATACACAGATATGTCTGAATCAGAAGGAATAAATCTAAAAATCTCAGTCTTATCATGTTTAATTGCCTGATATGTCGCGATGAAGAGAGAACCTCCCAACGATAATCCTCGATCAATAACAATAGAACTTCCTATAAGAGACCCTGATATCGTAAGATAATTCTGATATTTAATATTACCTCTCTTTTCTTCTCCTTCTACTTTCAGGAGATTATCTATTGAGTTTAGCAAGAGATTGATGATGTCAGTATCTTTCGATCTTATTAACGAAATATAAAAGATTATC